CATCTTACGAATCTGATTTTTAATCTGATTCATAGTAAGTGTGTCTGACGGTAACTTTTTGAGAACTAACTTATTCGGTGCATTTTCTCTGATTTCTTGAACTTTACTTAAAACTTTGTCTTTGTGCATTGACAATAAATCGGGTGCAATTTCAGTCCATAAAGTAAAATGCTTCCTTTGAATAATCTTAGGGTTATCCTCAAAGAAAATTTGAAGAACGTTATATCCTAAGTTAAATGCGTGATTTGAAATCTTTGTTAAGAGTGTAGATTTACCGACACCTGTTGGTGCCAAAATAACTCCTAACTCACCTTTAGCCATTCCACCTTTAAGTAGATTGTCAATACCTGGTATTCCCATAGGGATTGGGTGTCTGAAGTCTTCCTCAAGTACTTCTTCAAGGTTTGCGAAAACCTCAGCAGTACCAGCATCTACTTCTCCAACTTGTAAAGCTTCTCTTACCATTTCCTCCAAGTGGTCATAAGATTCAAAATCACCTTTATCAATGATTTTTTGTGCCTTAGACATGACTTTTTGAAGTTCTTGTTGTTTACAGAACTTAAGAGCTTTTTCCTGTACGAAAGATTCACCTTCGGCAGGGGCTTCTTTTACTTGCTCCATCATATCAAGAACTATCTTCTGAGCCATAGGAGACGATACTTCTGACTTAATAAGTTGTTCAAGAGTATTATACGAAGGCGTGTGTTCGTACTTTTGGTAATACTCTTTGAGAACTTGCATGATTAACTTAAAATACTGATTATCAAAGTATTTTGGTTCAATTACATCAACAATGGAAGAAGCAAAGTCCTTATAAAGAACGATGTTATTTAATAATTGTATTTGAAATGTGTTTCCGAGATATCCGAAATTTTTTTCCTTCGACATGTTGATTGTAATTACTAATAATGTGTTTTAATAAATATGTTTAAGAAAGGGTATATTCCATATAATTCTGTGTCAATTTGTCAGAAGAAAAAACTTCAGTTAGTGACTTCAGAATAGACTTTAAATGAGGTCTTACATCTACAGTGTACCTAATCTTAGGTGGATATTTTTTTCCATCCCAACCGCGGTGCATAATAACTTCGTCATTATACTTGACGTATATGTTAAAAGTCTCATCGTCATCTGTCATAGATGTTTCTATTATTTGAGGGTCGGACATGATTTGATATTGATTTTCCAACATATACCAAACAGTTTTGGTTTTTAAATCATTGTGAATTTTACTGTATATATCACTTACAGTATCTGCTAATTCTACACTACTTTTAGTCCCTTCATTATAACCTTTAACATTGTAGTATCTCTGTACAATGATATTGTCATTCAATGTGAGTAGAAACTCCATCTTGGTAATGTCATTCTTTTCTTTACTCATTTTTTTGTTTTTTTTAATTAGTTTTTCTAAATCTTCTTTTTTCTTTTCTTGTAAGTTTCATAAAAGGTGTCAAGAAATACACCCATGCATTGTCTGTTTTTGGTAAGTATTTAAAAATTCCATCGTTCATCATCATTCTCATAAGGTTTTGATACCCTCGACCTTCAGGGTCAATATCCTCTTCGTAATACAGTTGAACGAGTTCCTTCGCTTCTTCCGTTAACAAAGGTTGTGAAAGGTCGACAAGTTGTTTGTTAATAACATAAAACTCTTCTCCATAAACCCCTCTTTTTGTCTTTCCTGATAACAAGTTTTGTAACGCTCTATTGTCTTTATCGTTTTCATGTAGTTTTTCACCCTTTTGTAAAATGTCGTCAACAGACACTACAGAATCAAGTATCTCAGGGAAAAGTTTTGAAAAAGTCTTTTCACCAAAATAGTAGATACCATCAATATTATCTGATTTGTCACCAGATATTATTTTGAAGGTAGCCACATTTTGGTGGGGAATTGAAATGTCTTTCAGTTTGACTTTATCCCCGTCTTTAATCATTTGTTTTTGGGATGGAGAATATATCTGCACATTCTCAGATATGAGTTGTGTTAAGTCTTTATCCGCAGAGAATATCGTTTTGTGTTCGTCTAAAGAGATTTGACAGTAGTAGGCAATCATATCATCAGACTCGTTACCATCCACCACCACCTGACGAATAAACATCTCCTCAAGGTATTCTTTAACTCTCTTTAGTTGCCAATTAAAAGATTGTTTTTGAATATCGTTAAGTCGATTATATCGTCTATTCTCTTTATATTCCGCAAATATTTTTTTTCTCTGAACTGAGTTATCATCTCCGTCCCAAAAAACAATTACCTTGTCATAGTTGTACTCGGATATAAATTTACGTAGGGTATTCACAAAATGGTAGATGCCACCAATGTGATTACCTTTATGGTAATATTCACGAACTCCGTGATAACCTATCTTAAATAGGTTGTTTCCGTCAACTAATAGGGTTTTTGTCACAACTCATTTATATCAAAGGTTCCACTATCTTCTTCCAATTTAAAGTCACCTCCTGTTCCAATAACCTCTTTCCAATATTCAGAGTGTTCTGCTTTGTAATTTTCAATAGATTTTTTTTCTTCAGTCGAATCTTTACCTGCGAGGAATCCATGTGCAGTAACTAAGATTCTACCATCTTCATATCCTAACCCGTTGATGTGATTTTTCATTACGGATACTTTTGTTCGACTAGCGAACTTAACTTTTCTTTTATCTTTTACCGCGGTAATCTTTGTTGTGCCCGCGTTCTTTTGATTACCAAACAGGAACACCATGGACGAATTCAACCATATAGCCTCACCTCCTTTTGCTTTGATTTTAGGTTGACCAAAGGGATTATCGGGTAATTCGACCCATGGTTGATTAACAATAACCAAAGTATTTTCATGTTTTGAGTCTGACCTTCGTGAACCTGAGATTCTTTGGTTTATACCCATACCTATTTTATCTGCGAGTACTGCCGCGTTGTGTTGTTTACCTCCTTTACCATCATAAGTCATCTTACAAGGTACAGAACCTACAGAGTCCCAAAGGAATAAAAGGTCATAATCCAAATCACCATTTTCTTGAGCGTCTAACAAAGAATTAATATAGTCGGTAATTTGTTCAATATATTCAAAGTTGTTATTAAAGATGAAAAATCCATCCCAATCCAACTCACCCGTTTCTTTATCTACCACTTCTTCACAATCAAAACCCATAAGTTTTGCGTGGTCAAATGACCATTTTTGTTCTGTAATAATAAACACAGGAAGTATACCTCTTTTTTGTGCATCAACGGCTGCTTTAACTAAAGCAGTAGTTTTACCTGTGTCAGAATGACCCAAGAACATATTAAGGTGTCCCATAGCAGGACCTGGTACGCCAACCGCATCCAAAAATTCAGTTCCTAAATCATAAAACCTCTGTGGTTTAAATTTTGCCGAAGAAGAGAACTGCTTCTTTATGTCTTTAAATGATTTTTTCTTAATTGCCATTGTATTTTGTTTTTTTCGTTACGAAAATTTCGTAATGAGAAAGATAGGGAAGCTTTTAGACTTCCCTATCTATGGTTTTGTTTTTGTTAGAAAGGAAGGTCTTCGTCGACTTCCATTTTTTCTTGTGGGTCTTCAACTGTCTCAGTAGTTTCTGCCTTAGTGGTTGTTGTACCACCAATAGTTTCAGTGGTATCATCACCATAGACAAACTTCTTAAGTTCAGAATCCCATACAGGGGTCTCACCTCGTGCAACCGCCTCAAGGTATTCGATGGGTCGTTGTGCATAAACGTCAGACCAAGTCATTTCATCTTCAACCCATTCCTTCATTTGGTCGGAATCGTCACTCAAAGGTGCTGGGTCATCATACATAATCGTTTGGACAACTGTGTATTCGATACCTGAATTAGTTTTAGATTTAGATAGTTCGACAATCAAATCACGACCTTCGTTAGCGTCGGTGATATCACCTTTCGCTCTCCAAATTGGAATGATTTTGTCAAGGATACCCTCTTGCTTGTAGTTGTCTTTAAACCTCCAAAACTTAACTCCATCTTCTTCATTGTCACGGTCAATAACCTTAACAATATAGAATTTACGAGGACGATACTGCATCGCCAACTTTTTATC